TACAACTTTTTCATTGCAAATATGTTAAGAATCTAATTCAACCAACAGGTAAATGACTATATGCCTACACAGAGGGCGGCAGAAATGGGATTGTTCTTCGTGAAAGAAAGACCGATAGTATCGGGTGAAAATCCCATTTTTATAAAACATACCTGTTACGTTACAGGTAAAGGTCAGGTGTATTTTCTGAATAAGTTTAAATCTTTAATGGCTGCATGATCATGGAAATAAAAATGAATAATAGCTTAACATTTGATGAAGTAGCAGATAAGTTGGGATGTTCAGTGGAGGATCTTCAAAAAATAGCTTTAGAAAATGGATTGATTGACGAGAATGGGAATCCTACCGAAATGGCAATAAGAGAGGGCCTTTTTTCTCAATATGCGACAATGGAAGATGAATATGGTACAGTAAATATAACAGTATCACATTCCGAATACGATATGATAGCAGTGTGTATATCAGATCCTGAAGACCATGAGCGTGACAGTGTGGCTTTTATTTCAAGAGAAAAAGCTCATGCATTAGGAGAATATCTTCTTAATATGTAATAACAATATTATTTATTAATCAAGTCTTTCCCACCTTATCTTACGAGGTGGGCAGACTATTTACATCCGTTAACGTTGCGATTCGCAACATAACCCGAAAAGACTATGAAAACAATAGATAAACTTGAAATTATACTTCAAAAAATGAAAGAACAAAATAATAGACTTGAACGGATATACGGCAAGCATCTCAAACTGATTGTATGCACTGGGAAAAGAAGTGAGAAGGTGAAATTTAAACATGAAGATTGAAATGCTATGTTTATAATTTATTTAGACAGTATTCTAAATTGTAAACAAATGTGTCGTAATGTTTTGATTTGATTTTAAAAGTATATTACTTTGCTGAAAATAACCAAATTATTATAACTATATGAAAAAAGTATTATTTTTAATGATTGTTTCATTATTCAGTATGAATCTGAGTGCTCAAGTAATGAGAGCGGAAGAATTAGAAAAATATGCAAAGGAAAATTATGGTGATAAGTGGGTGGATGCGGCTGAAAATTTAGGTTCTTCATTGGTATTGGATAAGAATCAGAGTTTGACCTATGAGCAGATAATTAATTGTGGGGAACAGACTAAAGAGCAGTTATATATTACTTTAAACCATTGGTTTGCGGAATCTTTTAACGATGCGAACTCAGTAATTAAATTGAATGATAAGGATGCGGGAGTAATTATTGCTAAAGGATTTGTAGGAGGAATCGCTCAACATATTGGAGGAATGACAGCTTATAATGTTAACATCCACCCTGTTATAAAAGTTGATATTAAAGATAAAAAAATTCGTGTTACATATACGCTTCAATATTATGAGGTTGAGCAGAACATCGGAGGCGGATGGATGGGGGCTTTTTCTGCTGGTACAACAGGACAGCCTGCGGACACGACAAAGAAAACAGAAAAATGGGGTATAGAAACATGTTATCCTTTCAGCCCCAAAGATCAGCATAAGGCAAAGAAAACATCGTCTAAAGCATTGATTATGGCTCATGCATATTCCAATGTTATTATGGATAAAATAGAAGAAGCTGTGAAGAATGGTCTTGTGGGCAATGAAAATGATGATTGGTAATTTAAATAAATTATTTTTCACGGGGAGAAGTTTTTGCTTCTCCCTTTTTTATTTCCTCACCTTCATAATATCAATAAAATCACTATCTTTGCTCTTAGAAGGTGCATGAAGTCATGCACTACCCAAAACTTACGAAAAGACCATGGCAGGAGCAGAATTTAAAATTACTGATGCGATTGATCCTAACATCGTTAAGAAGTTAAATGAGATAAGGATTAATATTCAAACCACATCTTCCGAATATGCGAATTTCACAAAACAATTAAGTGATGGCATAAATTTTAAGCCGGGTAATCTAAGAGAATACCAGTCTAAAGTTGACAGTTATAATGCTACAATTACCAAATTATATGCTTCTCAAAATAGGTTGTCTGAATTACAGGCTAGTCAATTAAAGTTATTGACCGATATTTCCCGTAAGATAGAGCTTCTTACCAAGCCATTGAATACATTGGCAGACAAAATAACGGAAGTAAAAGTAAATTTGAGAGGTGCTTCCGAAGATCTGAAAAACGTGTCACAAGATGCGGAAAATGCTTCTGTTTCATTTCAAGAAGCATCTAAGAAAATATTCATGACTGCTGCTGATTTTGATTCAATCCGTCAGACGGTAAAGGCTTTTGATGCACAAGCCGCCGAATTGAACAGTAGATTAAGTGATAACAAAGAAACAATTTCAGCCTTAAGAACATCTCTGAGGGAATTATCGAAGGAGTATAAGACAGGTTCTATCAGCGAAGAGGAGTACAAGTCCAAAAGAGATGCTACGGTGTCCCAGTTACGCACGCTGACAGAGCAGAATAAACAGTATTCGGCGATATTGAGAAATCATACACAGGTAGCGATTGCCACTACAGGAAGCTATAACGAGATGAAGGCTTCAATGCTTCAGTTGGAAAAGGAATATTATAACCTTTCACAAGCTGCACGCGAGGGGGCAAAAGGTATGAATATTTTAAACAGTATCGGTAAGCTGAATCAACAATTAAAGGATATAGATGCACAGATGGGCAATTACCAACGTAATGTAGGTAATTATGCTTCGGGTTGGAATGGGCTTAATGTTTCCATACAACAGATTGCGAGAGAACTTCCGGCTTTGTCTGTTAGTGCCAATACTTTCTTTCTTGCCATATCCGATAACCTTCCTATGTTTGTTGATGAGTTGAAGAAAGCGAGAATTGAATATGAGTTGGCTAAAAAATCAAATCAAACAGCTATACCCGTATTTAAGCAGGTATTGAGTTCCCTTCTTAGTTGGCAGACGGCTTTAGTCGTTGGGATAACTCTTTTATCAAGTTATGGGGGTGAGATAGCCAAATGGGTGAGTAGCCTGTTTGATGCAAGAAAAGAAATTGATTATCTAAAACAGTTTCAGGAGGATTTGAATAAAGCTCAAAAAGAAGGTGTGAAAAATTCCCAAGATGAAGCTGTTAAATTGGATATATTATATAGGGCGGCTGTCAATTTGAATAAACCTATGGGAGAACGAAAAAAAGCCGTTGAGGAACTGAAAAAGCAATATCCTTCATATTTTAAAAACATAAGTGATGAAAATATTCTTATAGGGAAAGCGGCTGATAGTTATCAAAGACTATCAACCTCTATAATTGCTGCTGCAAAGACTAGAGCTATTGAAAATAAATTAGTTGAAAAATCTAAGGAGCGTTTGGATTTACAAAGTGAATATAATGATTTGATAAGAAAAGAGGCTGAAATTAATTTGGGAAGAAGTGAATCTTTCAATAGTACAAATCCTCTAGGAATATGGATCGGAGTTGCAAAAGGTTTTAGCTTAGAAAGCGTTCAAGATGAAATTGATAGTGTTATAACTAAAATGGATGCACTGGATAAAGAAATAGAAGAATTGTCCGGCTCTATTGATATTGAAGATGTTACATTTGATCCTCATTCTGTCGATAAAGCCGCAAATGATCTAGCACAATATATAGAGAATCTTAGGAATAAAATGGCTGACTTGTCCGTTTCTCTTATAGAGGATGAGCACCAGCGTAATCTTGCTGCCATAGAGAAAGAATATAAAGACCAGATAGCAGTTATAAAGGGATATTCTGAGGAAGAAAACAAACTCCGGGAAATGTTGGTCCAAGAGAGAATGCAGAAGATAGCGAAAGAGAATGAGGAATATGCTAAGAAGTTGGCAGAGGCCGAGGAAAAAAGGATTGAGGAAAAGAAAAAGTATACCGATGAGATGCTCAGACTGGAAGAAGAACAATCATCTCTCCGTATAGCAGCTACAAGTACTGGATATAGGGAACTTGAAAACATTATAACAGCCAATTACGCAAAAGGTCTGATGTCGCGAAAAGAATATGATGAAGCCATGCGTGAATTGGAGAAGCAAGCCGCAAACGAGCAATTGCAGATACAGATAGATGCTACTGAAAAAATGATTGAGATAGCGGAAGCATCGGGCGTGGTAAGCAAGCAACAGATTGAAATGCTGAGAGAATCCATAAAGGCAATGGAAGCAGAGATAGGTTCCATAAATGCGGATGATCAGGTGAAAAAAGCGGAAGAGCAACAGGATATTACACGAAGGAATTTTGAAGCGTTGAAAGGTTATTCTTCTGCATTGAAAGATCTTGCATCGGATATCGATAGCCCGTTTGCCGGTATATTTGACGGGATGGATAAGGGATTCAGTATTATGTCTGATAAGATATCGGGTGTTTGGAAAGAACTTACAGACGGTGAGAAGATAGAAAGAACCACCGAAATGTGGGCTTCTATGGTTAGTGGAATTGGTGAAATGATATCATCCATTTATGATCGCCAGATTGAGGCTGTTGAGGCTGAACAGGAAGCGAATGAGAAAGCTGGTGAAGAGGAAATTTCCCGTATAGAGGCTTTAGAAGAAAAAGGGGCTATAACAACAGAAGAAGCCGAAGCGCGTAAACGTGCGGCGGAAGATAAAACGGCACAAAAGAATGCCGAATTGGAGAAGAAAAAAGCTGCATTAAGAACAAAACAAGCAAAGTTTGAGAAAGCTACCAGTATAGCTGAAGCGGCTATACAGATAGCAGGTGGTATTTTGCAGACGATAGAACAATTGGGTTTCCCTGCTGCAATACCTATGATAGCTGCTCTAGGTGCTATGGGGGCGATACAGCTTGCTACTATTATAGCGACTCCTATTCCGAAATACGCCAAGGGCACTGATTCTCATAAAGGCGGATTAGCTGTAGTGGGTGATGGTGGCGTTTCCGAAACGATCGTTACAGATAAAGGGGCGTATATTACTCCGTCTGTCCCTACTTTGGTTGACATCCCTAAAGGTGCGAAGGTTATACCTTATGCTGTGGATATGGACAGGATAAAGGCTCATGCAAATGATTTTGATGGTCTTATGGCATATAGAAGCGAAAACAATCTTCCTCCTGTATCAATAGTTAATGATTATAGCGAACTGGAGAAAAAGATAGGGCATCTGGAGAAATCACAGCAGATAGGATTTGCAAAATTAGCCAAGGCGATAAGAGAAAACAATTATCAGCAATTTTCAAAAAGTATCTGATTATGAGGTATACAAGTGACATATATGAACTTCCTTTGTCCATTTTTATGGAGATTTATACCAATGATAGCAATACTATCGAATTTGACGGTGAGGACAAAGGGGCCGCATCGGCAAAAATTATCAATGACTATATAGAAATTGTTGGGAGCAAACAGTTGTCCTCTGAGATATTGAATTGTAATGAACGTATGAATCTCGCAATGACCGTGGAGTGCATGAAGGCATGTGAGAACATGATGAAGTTGAAAATGTATGATGAGGTGCGTGATATTCTGATGAAGATAGGTTATTCGTGCAAGAAAGCTGATGTAATGGCCATGAATGCTAGAATATCCGCGTTAAAATCCCGTGCACAATATGATTTGGATAAGATAAGTAAGGAAAAGAATGAGGAACCGAAGGAGAAGCCTACAAAACGGGGGTTTATAAATGAAGTTGTCGCTATTGGAAAATATAATAAGATGCATATCAATCTGAAAGAATGGACCGCCGGATCTTACGCCTGTCTTGTTAGGCAGACATGCGATGAAATCGATGAATTGAATCGTAAAAAGAAATAATTATGTATTATCGATGTGAGTTACTTATAAATGGTCTGAGGTACAGGGTTACTGATGATCTTGAGAATTGGGACGAGGTAAAGGCTAGTTTCAAGAGAAATGACTATGACGGTGTTATCCGTACTTTTTCTAACAAATTTTCTTTTGCTGGGGATGCTAGAAGATTGCTGTTAAAACAATATGATGAAGATTATCTGAATGCTTCCGCTTCAATAATAATAAGTACAAGAAATAACAGTTGGTTGTATAATGAACGGTTTAGTTGCGCTCTCAATTTCTCTACATTGCAGGATAATGGTAGTATCTTACAGATAAATGCCGTGGATGATAGCGTGGCGTCCATGATAAAGGCTAAAAGGGGAACCCAATATGAATATCCTGTTGAAGAGGTGAAAAGCCCCATTCCTCTTGTTTATGACGGGCTTGAACTTTCAGAATCGGCAAAATGGATTCCTACAGGTGACATATACAATGGAGGAGTAGGGGAGATTCCGGATCAAGATAATTTTGTGTCAATGGATTTTGCTGAAAGGTGGCTTCCCATGTCATTATATACAGAGGCAACTGACATTAATATAGGCAATGCCACGGAGATATCGGATCAGTCATATATAAGTATTACGGAGTATTATCTAAATGATAATGGGACGGAGGTGTTGGATGAACGTAAAGATGATGGCACTCTGATATATGCCGTAAAAAGCATCAATTTGTCTGTTGATATTGATTTTAAATTTTGGATAAGCTATAATATCATATCGCCATGGGGCTGGACTAACGGGGTACGTTTCCGGCTAGCTAAAATTGGCACGGATAAAAAGACATTGGAAACAATCAGTGAGGTATTCTATGAAACGTATTCCACCGGTCTTATAGAAAAAGAATATTCAGCACATCATGATATATTCTTAGCTAAAGGAGAGAAGCTTGTGCTCCTTTGCAAAGTGCAGTCAGGGAGGGAACAGTCTGGTCCTAACCTTGCTGCCCTTTATCCCGTGGATTCAAAAAGTCGTGTTACGATATCATGGAAAAACAGAATAAATCCTGTTGAGATGGATGTTGTAAATCCCAGCACGTTGCTCAACAGACTACTCAAAAGCATTAACGGGGGAAAAGACGGATTGACGGGGGTAATAGAAAGCATGGGTGACGGGAGGCTTGATAATTGTATGCTCTTGGCGGCTGAATCAGCTCGTAAGATTCCGGGAGCCAAAATATATACATCCTTCACCAAATTTGCAAGTTGGATGAGTTATGTGTTCGGATACGCTTATGACATATCCGGCAATACGATAACTTTCCGGCACAGAGGCAAATACTTCTCGGATGGTGTTGTCAAAAAAATAGATGATTTATCCGATTACGAGATGAAGGTTAATTCCGCATTGGTGTATTCGCGCATACGGATAGGCTTTGACAAACAGGATTACGACACGGCTAATGGTAAGGATGAGTTTCGTTTTACGAATGAATATACCACAGGCGTGACCATGACGGACAATAGCCTTGAAATGATATCTCCATACCGTGCGGACGCATACGGCATAGAGTTCCTTGCTGACAAGATAGGTGAAGATACTACAGACAACGAAAGTGACACTGATTTATTTATGGTAGGGGTGAAATCTGATTCGTCTGGACTTAAATATATATTGAACAGGGATTATCTTATGGGTGGCGTTCTCAGCCCTGACACAATGTTCAATGCCATGTTTTCTCCTTCTTCTATGGTTTTGGCCAATGAAGCATATATCGGTTCATCTGTTGAGATGCTTACTTTTGCGTCTTCAGATGGTAATAGTGATGTGGGTATTGATGGAATGGGGGAAAGCAGGGATATAATTCTTTCAAAAAGGATGTTTACTGTGGCGGAAGTAGAATTTGAAACTTCGGATGTAGAGCTTCCGGAAGATCTTACAGGAATTGTTGAATTTGAACATCAAGGCAAGGTTATACAGGGATATTATCAGCAGGCTGATTACAATTTCACAAAATCACAAAGTTCAAAGGTAACTTTGATTGTGAAATAGGAAAAAAGCGGAGTTTTTCTCCGCTTTAAAAATTACAGGTTTGCAAGCCACTTTTTCCCGGATTTTGTGTTAAGCCACACCAAAAATCCACCACCTACAACAACACTTATTGTATACACTAAACTTAACATGTCCATAATCCACTTTATTTTAAAATTGTATTTCCTATTCTAATAAAAATGATGGTAGAGATTCCACCTATAATAACCCTGTATATGTCAAGGGTTATACCTACATCAGGCTTCATGGAAACTATTCCACCTACAACAAGTCCGGCAAATGAAAGTTTTGCTAAATCAAAAAACAACCCGGCAAGTTTTTCCCGTCTTACCTTGTCCTTTTCCTTGACTTCTTTCTTTACTTCCTGTTGTTCACTCCAACTTCCCATGCTAAAACGATTTGTTTTGCAAACATATTAAAAATAATTGTGAATCGCAATGATATCGGGAATCATTAACACCATCGTATATAAAAAACAGATATAATCTTTGATATATAGGCGTTTTTTTCATTATATTTGCAATGAAAGCTTGTGAAGTCGCAAGCTGCTAGAAACTAACGAAAAGACCATGATATCAATTGGAGATGTTTGTCCGTTATTTTTTAAACCTCTGAAATATAAATATTCAAATGCTGGATGTTTCAGACAAGTATTTTCCGTGTCAGACAACATTTTGCTGCAAATTTTCTGCGATAACGGTGAAATACCTTTGGCTTCTTTGAATGATAAGATTGGCAATATCTCCTCGTCAATAGCACTGCTCACTTATGATGTTAATGAAAGCGTTAAGATGTATTATGCCTCATTATCTCCTTCGGAGGGGATATATACAGTAACTATAGGCGATAAGGAATGTGAGGAATTCTGTGTGTGTGAGAATATAGGTGATTCTATATTGATTGAATATTCCCATAAGGATAATAATTCTGCATTTGATAATATATTCTGGATTGATGATGTTCAGCAGATGTTTCAGTTCAGAATAATAGGAGGATTCAAACCGGATGGGGTGGACTTAAAAGTTGAGAACGAACAGTTCGTGAACCAGAAGCAGGAGATAATAGAAATGTATTCTCTTCCTTATAAGACATTTGATTTTGTATTTGGGACAAGTCGTGGTGTTCCGTATTATATAGCGGAGTTCATAAATAAGTTACTTTGCCTTTCTCACGTTAACATAGACGGTAATTTGTATGTACGGGAAGGGGATTCTGTCCCGGAAAAGCTGGATACAATAGATAAAAAACAGATGTTTATATATAAAGTGACTTTACGCCCTAGAGAAAACGATATTGCTGGGATCGGAGGCAAAACTGAGATCGCAACTTCTTCTTCAGGTATAGCATTTTTGCTAACTAATCCTGAAGAGGACGATGTGTTAAAATACAAGAAGGCGCAAGCTGCTTTTGTCAATGAAAATTATGTGTAATCATGGCTAGAAATCATCCTATAAAGATATTGTGGTACGGTTCGGAAACGGATGCAGAAGGAAATCCGATTATACCGAAAATATCCCCATCATTTGAAAAGCGATTGGAAGGGTTGAATGAGGGTGAGATATACATACATAATGATGATAAGAATCCTTCTATTTACATAAGGACCAATAAAGACCGGGTTGTTGCCATATCGGGAAGTGCAAATATAGAGGAACTTTCCAAATATTTTATCTCAAAGATAAATAACGACACGGCCAACGGTCTGATCACTTTCTTGAAAGGTCTTTTGATAGGTAAGAACGGTAGTGGAATCACTGTACTTGAGAACGGTATGTCACAGGCTGTTGTTGATTATCTGTATGTCAAGGTCAAAGCCGTTTTTGACGAGCTTGAAGTAAAGAAGAAGACGTATGTAGGTGGCGAGCAGGTGATTTCCCATGCAGGCATGAAATGCAACCGTGTGGAGGAACTGGATGATGTCTACCGTTGTTATTTCAAGGAAGAGGAAGACGGAATTGAGATAGAGAACCAGTTTACTCCGGGATCTCTCGCCATCGCACAGGAGTGCAATATCAAGACAGGCATTTCGCATCATGTCGGCAACCGCTATTACTGGCGGTTGGTCACAGCAGTAGGTGAGAATTATATAGACCTGTCCAAGACCGTGTGTGATCCTAATGTCGAGAACGATGTTCCGGTGGCAGGTGATGATATCGTGGGATTAGGCCATAAGACCGATATCACCCGACAGGCGGCGATAATTCTCTCTTCGGTGAACGAAGTTTCTCCGTCCATCATCATGTATCAGGGTATTAATGATTTTACCTTGACCGGGAAAGATGTCATTTCTTTTGATTTTGACAGGTCTACCGGCAAGGCCCGGATGAAGGTGTACGGAGATACGTACATTGGTGACAAGGACCGGACCACTTACATGGAATACACTCAGGATAAAGGTGTTGATATCAAGGGTATGTTCCACATCGAAAAAGGCTCCACCGGATGGAAGAATATGGAAGGCTTGCCGGATGAGATACAGGCGGCCGCAGATCTTGCCCAAGAGGCCAAGGATGCGATAGACAATGCGGCTGTCGGCTCGGTCAATCTGTTGCGCAATTCCGGGTTTACCGGAGATTATGAAACAGAGGACCTGTCTGCCGCTACCGAGCTATCGGCGGATACCGAACTTTTTAGCAAGCAACTAGAATATTGGACGGGAGTGGCTACCGTATCTGCGGACAGTGATGCCGGCTCCGGGTACTCTGCTGCAATCGGTAGTTTGTCCCAGTCCGTATCATTGATTAAAGGAGAAAGTTATGTTATCAGTTATAAAGCAAAGGGTACGTCTGTGTCTGTTTCGTGCGGTTCTTTCAGTGTTTCTCAACCTCTCACATCCTCTTATCAGAGATATACCCATAAGATCACCTTCAATGGCAGTGGTATATTTCTTATCAGTGGTACCGCAACCGTTTGTGACCTTCAGCTAGAGCGTGGAACCATCGCTACTGACTGGAAGCCTTCAATTCTTGACAACGACAAGGCAACAGCCGGTTTCCAGTCAATCAATTATATCGCCAGTGCGATCAAGGATGGATCTGTGGATATTCTTGGTGGTCTGATATTGGCCAATATGATCCAGTTAGGCAACTACAAGAATGGCAAGTTACAGAAGGTCACAGCCGGAGTTAGCGGCATATACAATGACGATGATGATGTGGCGTTTTGGGCAGGAGGAAAACTTGAACAGGCGATTCTGACCGTAATGAGGTTCCGTAATGATCCTAATTACCAGCCCACAGATACGGAATGGGCGAACATGGCGAACTTTGTTGCGACTCATGGCGGTGATGTGTTTTTGAGAGGATATATCTATGCTTTGGGCGGATATTTCCGGGGGGAAGTCAATGCGGAAAGCGGAATCTTTAAAAATGTAAAGTCACCTAACGGCAATTTTAAAATTGATGAGGATGGCAATATCTGGATAAAAGGAGAGGGAGAGTTTAGTGGTACTGTCAATGTCATATCATCCAATGGTTACAAGATCGTAATATCCCCTGAGGATGAGTATTCCGTACCGTCTATCAGAATGTATGATTATAATGGGGAAGAACTGTTCAGTATCTCCCTACAGTACGGACTTGGAGGGATGATTCCCAGTATTTCCATGTTCGATCCTTCCAATAGTGATGTATTGTATTTCCGCCCGGACAGTATGGTTGTCGAACAAAAAGGAAGTGACGGTTATATATATCAGACCCAGATAATGGGAGGACGCATAATTATGGTTAAAGGTTCTGAGATTGTATGGGATCAGAACATGTTGCCCAAATAAAGTGAAGTGATATGGAACTGAATACTATTAACAAAACGGGAACTTGGAGTGAGGCGGCAGACCGTCTTAACAACAACTTTAGCAAGACTTCTACCGAAGTGGAAAAGGTCAAGCAGAACGGTATCCGCAACAAGGGATTGTTCCCTACTCTTGAATCACTGAAAGCTGCTGTACCATCTCCAATTGTAGGTGACTGGGCTGTTGTGGGTGACACCATACCGGGTCCTATATATCAATGCAAAACAAAGGGAACATGGAGTGCCACTGGCACGACAGGAGGTGGCGGAAGTGTTGACTTGAACGGATACCTGACAGCCAAGGAGATAGACGATGTAACATCAATATTATAGTTATGAGAATCAATTATCAGTCCGATTTTAAGATCATAGAGAAGAACTTGAACGGGGATGTGAATACTCCTTTCCGGTTTACTTACTTCAATCCGTTCAAGGGAAAGTTCATAGCCTCCTTTGACGGGCATGAGTATGTGGGTTGCAGCCGCATGGAAGACGGCAACCTGCTTGTCGCTTTTGACAACCCCTGTTTTTCTCCCGGTATGCTGAAGGTAAAACGTGAATACTTCATATCCGATTCCGACTTTCAGGATGGCATCTGCAACCTTGTTTCCGTTGAAGATACAGGAATCGTACTGACTACCGGGAAAACCGATGAAAGCACGGTGGAAATAACATCTTATCCCGATTATGCCGCATATAATTCGATCCAGGCGTTCCCATTGTCGGATAATGAATATGAAGATGTGCTGAGTGGTTTTGTACCTCCTTTGCCACCGGAAGAGAAATAATGATTTAATAGTTAAATAAATAGTTACATAAAATAATGATAGCTTAAGTTCCCCCGGAACTTAGGCGGATGAAAGGAGATATTATGGCAAAAATGCATAAACTAACCAAGGGTGGACAAACCATATTCCCGGCTACCATCTATGATGCGGTGGTCAACCCCAAAACACGCAAGAATCTTACAGCGGAACTTTCCGAATTAGGTTATAAACTAATTAAACTATACGCTTTTTCATCATCGGTAAGTAACTTGTTGGAAGTTGGGCAAATTGGTTATTCAACAAGCAGTAAAATATTGGTAAAAAAAGAAACGGAAGATAGAGTTTCAACAATTCCGTTCGTGGATGGTGCTATTTATGAATATAACAATGAATTGTATACATGGGATGGTACTGATTTAGTAAAAAGTAACGAACAAATAGAATTGCAAATTGTATCATTAAATGATAACTTGGATTCTATTTCTAAATCAATATCATATCTAAACAATGATGGCGCATATAATAGGAACATAAGTAATATAATATGGGAAGATGGTTATTACAACTCTGATGGATCAATCGCTTCTGGTCAACATCACGCATTATTAGATTTAATAGAAACGGATAAATATGTATTAACAAATGTCAGATCGTTGAGTCCGCTTTTTTGTGTTTTTTTTAACCAAGATGGCGGCGTGTTATCGTATTTTCAAAATGACAATAATGCGCCTTTAAAAAAAGAAATCCCTAACGGTGCAAAAAAAATAGGGATTTCGAATTTTAGCACCGTTCCTTTGTCTTCTGTGTATATTATATTCAATCCGACAAGTCTTGATAACATATCGGAACAATTAAAAGATGAGTCTGATGTCAAATTAGCAGATAAGCTGGACAAAGTTTATGATGATTTTATTCCATCGAATAAATTAGAAAGTACATACATATCTTCTAGTGGGTATAGAACATATACATATAATTTATCATCAGAAGTTGATGCTATTATTATAGATAAGATTGTTACACCGGATGGATTTCCACGTATAGAGATTAATTTTTCTGATGTTAATGATGATATTGTTGGGGAGAAAATTGTAATAAATACGGGTGTTTATGAGGGAGGAAACTTATATAAACCTAAAGAAGCATCCAGCTTGAAAGTAAAAGTTTATCATTCGACTAATATTCCGATAGTATATTCTGCAATTATTAATAAAATAAATATCATAGAAAAAGTCAAAGAAGTAAATGGAAATATATCTAACTATCAACATTCTATTTTAAATTTTATCAGTCCCACTTATACATCTTCAAGTGGTTATAGAACTTACACTTTTAAAACAGACGGAATAAATGCACTATATTTCAATAAATGTATATTCACATCATCGGGCGATGGAATAGGGAATGCTACCGTTTCCTATTATAACACTTCTGATATTTTGATAAATGAAGAGAAAGTGAACACATTGGGAGGTTACCTTTCACTACCTTCCAATTGCGCATATATGACATTAAAATGTTATTATACAAGTACAATTGGAATATGCTATTCTGCAATTAAAGAAGAAAGTTCTCCACAAGAAGCTATTGTTAAAAATTACAATAAAATAGAAGAGATAAATTCTAAAATGAAGAATTTAGAAATTATCTTCCATCAATATGACGATGGGGCATTTTATACATTTTCTGATAAATCCGTAGGAGAAGATCAGTCAGGCAAAAATTATGATTTGGGTAGAGGAGGTACTTTATTCGCAGGCGGAATGCCACAGATAATTATAAAAGAAGGAGGATACATTGATGGATCAGATATAGAAGACTCTTTTTATTTAACTTTAATTATGAAAAAGCGATGCTCTTATTGTGCATCCACGTTGATATTGCCAGATGTGAATAATAATAAGAATACTTATGGTGTATTGATTATAATTGATGAGAATTCAAGAGATGGAATGCAAACACAATTTCATAGAAGGATTTTACATGTACTTCTCCCCAATATAGTAAAAAGTAGTGTGTTCTCTATACAATTAGGAGATTATGATAAAGCAGAAGATGGTAGTCCTCGATGGAATTATGAATATAAGGATAAAACCATAGTTGAAATTTATTCAGATATTGAACCAGACGCTTCTTTGGCTAATAAAAAAATACTATGGGAAATGTATGTAGAAGATGAAATACTATATATATACTTGAATCATAAATTAGTAAAAGTGTACAAAAATATTTCATCTGAAAGTGAGAATGTAGCTAATTTCGCTTTTTCAGATTTAATACCAAATGCTGACAGAGCTGAAATTGAGAATTGTAAGGTCGTTGATTTTTGTATAGGTACTCAAAATTTTACTTATGATATGTATTCAAGTTTATACAATGCTAAAAAATTATTGGGCATATAAATAGTAGAGTAACTCAGAAAGTTATCAATTACACTCAAAACATATATTTATGATACGAAAATTAATCATCAGAATAATGAATCATCTGTCCGTAGAAGTGCATCCGGATGCGGAATGGTAAAAGTGGAACAGGATATATGGAGCTTAATACAATAAACAAAACAGGAACTTGGAGCGAAACGGCAGACCGCATCAACAGCAACTTTAGTAAGATCTCCATTGAGGTTGAAGAGATAAAGCAGAACGGCGGTGGCGGCAGTGGTGGCGGAGGGGGAGATGTCACTAACGCCGATCACGCCACATCTGCATACACGCTGGATAAGAATACGCCTGTGCTTGACTGGTTCCTTTCCGCATTGAACGATGATGATGCGCAAGGGATCATTAATTACCTCAAAGGTCTTAAGATAGCCGGGAATCTGATAAACCGCATCGTAAAGCAGGGTGACAAGGATGTCACCTACACCGATGAGGATGTGATGAGCGCATTGCGTGTAATGACTGAGATAGAGAACAGTGCGGAGAAGCTGAAAGAGATATTCGTGCGGAAGGACAAGGAGGATTTTACTAATTTCCTGTTATCCTTACTGGGCGGAGTCTTGATTAAGAAATATGCCAAGTTCGGTGATTTCGTTACTGGTGTAGATGGCGGTTTCATTAATGAAAAGGGCGATTTTGAAATGGGAAGCGGCGTTTTCCGTAAGCGTTTGTTTGTCCCGGAAATAGCCTATAACCGTACAACCTATTTCAAAGGACGTATGGTAAACTCCCCCGGTGGCGGTTGTAGCGTATTGTCATACGTGGATAACGGCGATGGAACCTACACCATCACTCCCGATCTGACGGACGCGGACGGATTGAGCCAGTTTGTTGATGATATCCTTACCACCTATTTTGTGACTAAGAATAGCGAAGGCAAGCTGAATGGCTTTGAAGAGATGAAATTCCGGGTGACTGCCGCAGATTATACCGCCAAGAAATTTACTGTCATTCCCCGTCCGGGACATTCTGACTGGAAACCTGCCGAGCAGATGGTATTGGCACAAACAGGTAATTTTACGGACCCGGAACGTCAGACTTATATACTTATTGATTCAGTCAACGGAAACAACTGTATTACATTCTTTGACAATGCCAACACTTGGGACCCGGAGCCGGCGCAGATGCCTGCGTGGTTCGGCAAGAAAAAAGGCATGACTGTAGCCGGTGTTAATGCGGACAATTACTCGGCCGTTCTTCAAAACATTATCATGACCGGGCTTATCTTTCAGGTGGATGAGATCACCGGACAGACAGTGCGTGTTCCGTTGGACAAAGGTGAATGGACCGCAGGTAAGTACGCCTACTATAACCGGGTGTCACATAACGGGGCTTTGTGGTTGTGTGTTGATGATAACGGAACGACAACCGAGCCGTCAGATGATAACCCGGCATGGCTGAAACAAGTGGACAAAGGTGATAAAGGTGATCCGGGCTTGTCTGTAGTCGGTGGTGGTCATTGGGAATCCGCCAACACACCATATAGTGCCAATACAATGGTCACTCTTGCCAACTGTGTCTTTATATCCAAGGTGGAAACCTCCAATCCTCCCATCAGAATATTGCGTATCAAAGGCGGCAATTTCTTAAGAAAGAAGGACGGTGGTTATTATCTTGCCGGAAAACCTGCCGACTGGGAGGTTAACGAAGACTGGGACATGCTTCTTGACGGGCGTGAACTGAAAGGCGAGAGCATCACTTTCCTTGGTGAATTTGCCACGGCTCCAGCCAACCCGAAAAACGGTGATTCATACCGTAACACAACTGACCGCGCCACCTACATCTATCAGGACGGAAGATGGCAGCTTATGATATCGGACGGGAAAGACGGTAAGGGCTATGAGTATATATACACAAGAGGCAATATCATAGATAACACCCCTGAAAAGCCGGACAGTCAGCAGAAAGATGGTTATGTTCCGGAAGGCTGGACGGATAATTATCTTGGTACGGACATAGACCATCAGGTTGAATGGGGTTGTACACGTTTTAAGGAAAACGGCGTATGGTCTGAGTTCAGTGATCCTGCCGTGGTGCATCGCTGGAGTAAGGACGGAGAGAATGCCATCATGGCGGACTTCGATAACGAGATGGTCAATGCAGCCCTTACTTCGGACGGGAAGGTCGTGTCCTCACAGACTTGGAATACAACTGTCAGCATGTGGTACGGAACGGAAAAGCTCACCCTTGACAGCATCACCTGTACACCTGACACAAATCTTCTGTGTGCGACAGACAAGAATACAGGAGTGGTGACAATATCGGTATCTGCCGGAGCTACTCTTGCTGCGACAAACACGGTGAAGATCACAATCAGGGCTACAAAGAACGGGCAGCAGTATTCCCGTGATCTTACGTTCACAGTAGCTGGTGTGCGTGGGGGAGCGAATGGTGCGGATGCCATTCTATACAGCATTGTCGTTTCCGCCAGTTCAGTAAGCAAGGACAAGAACGGGAACTACAGCGTGTCTTCCGTATCATGTTACAGGCAAATGTCAGTGGGGGGCGTGATATCCACCACAACGGACGGTATATTGAAATACAGTATAGACGGTGGAGCTGAAACTACCATAAACAACAATACAGCCATATCAAGCGGAAATTTCACGAAGACATTGAAGTTTGTCTTTTACGTGAATGACCAGATAGTGGATGTTGAAACCGTCCCCATGCTTGTAGATGGTAAGGACGGGGCTGACGGTGAGAGTATCACAGCAGCCGGTCATTGGGAATCCGCCAATACTCCGTATGCCAAGAACAGTACAGTATCGTTTGCCGGAGGATCTTACTTAAGCAAGGTTGAAACCTCCAACCCTCCGATTAAAATCGCCAAGTTCAGAAACGGCAGACTCCGCAGGAAAAGAGACGGCGGATACATCCTCGCCGGCAGATCTGCGAACCGGACGGTACATGCGGACTGGCAGGAGATGGTTGCTCCCGTCGGACCGTCGGCATCCTACTGGCTGGACAGTCCTGTCAGCGTGATCAACTTCACTTCAACAGGCACGCCATCCCCGTCTGGATTCCTTGTCACTTGCAAACAGAATGTGGCAGGCAATGTAAGCACGTGCAGCACGCTTTATCTGGCTGCACGCAAATACAACGGAAGCTGGCTGGCTCATGTAGGTGCGACACTGAACAGCCAGATATCCGTACCTGCGACAGCCGGATACACCCAGTTTGCCGTCCGGGCTTATAAATCAGCTTCCGATGCTGCTGCTTGGAATGACAATTATGTGGCCGAGAAGGGTGTGGGTGTTGCAAATGATGGTTCCATAGGAGCAACAGGAGCTACGGGTGCGTTCCCTTATGACAGAGGTGTATGGGCTTCCGGACAGACATACGTATGGAATGCAAAACAGCGTGACAAGATCATTCACAAAATAGGTGAAGTTTATTACAATTTTCTTGTGCGCAACTATGGAAGTTCTGTATCTGCGGCTCCTACATCCGCTAACGGAGATTCCAACTGGGAAGCCATGCAGAAATACAAAAGTCTGGTAACCGACATATTCCTTGCTGATAAGGCGAACATAGCCGGATTTATGTTCAAGTTGAACGGATACACATCGGACGGGGCACCTTACGGTATCATGCAGTCACAGGACAGCACTAACGGCCAGCCTAATCTGAGGATGGACACAAAGACCGGAGAGATTCTTTGTCAGAAAGCGAATATCACCGGGACTATCATAGCGACAAAGGGGACAATTGGCGGATTCAATATCGGTAATAATTTTATCGGCAGCACTAATATGTCGGCTGTAAATGTTGATAATTTGTTGCTGCAATACGACAAATTTGAAATGAAATACGAACGGTTCCAGTCAATAGACGGACATTTATACCAAGGTATTTTGGATACAGTAATTAGAAGTGGAAGTATAACTGTATCATCAACCGGGGATGTTTCAACAGCGAATGATGCTCTGTATGTAAGATGTGGAAGTTATATTTTTTCAGTCGGGCGAAACGGAATTCGCAAGTCAACGAATGGAGGAAGTACCTGGGTGGATTTATAACATTTAAAATATTAAAGTATGAGAATAAATTTTGCACAATTTCCTATTTACGACGGGATTAAGAAAGAAAAACTGATAGCCAACAACATCACTGAGGCCTACGGTGACTGGATATACAAGAACGTAGCGGGTTTGAAGGCGCATCTCCTTGCTGAGAAGATATTCAAATCTACTGCTGAAGGTGTCGAGATTGACGAAGAAGAGGTGGATATCATAAGACGCTCCACCTCCATGCTGCCCGGTCTGCTGGCTGATTCTTTGAATGATTATTTAGATAAAAAGGAGGAACAACATGAAAAAGGTATATTGTAACAACCTTCTGGCAAAGGTGCTGCTTGCGTTCAGTTCTTGCCATACGATAACAATCGGTCCGTTTGTTTTAAGCAAGCGACCGGAAGAGAAAATCACTCAGAAAGTGAGAAACCATGAGTGTACCCACGCCCGTCAATGGGTTGAGATGGCAGTTGCCATCGGTACAGTTATCTGGATCTTGCTGTTGTGTTTTGACCTTTCCACCTGGTGGCTGGTACTGGCCGGGCTGGCATTCTATCTCTGGTATGGTGTGGAGTGGCTGGTCAGGGCGGTACGGTTGAAGGATGCCGGCAGGGCGTATAAGACGGTATCGTTTGAGAGGGAGGCATATTCCAACGAGGATGATCCGAATTATATTGAGAACAGTAATTATTTTGCATGGGTGAAGTATTTGTTTTAATTTTAAAATTTGCATTATGGACTTGAATAATATAGTTGGCTTTAAAGCTGTGGATAAAAACGGCAACGAACGACAGGTGACCGTCGATGAGATGACAGAATTAGTTTCCGCACGGATTGTTTCCGCTGCATCAGAAATATCAACATTTGCTGCCGCTGCGGCAGCCGGAACAGATGAGTTTGAGGACCAGTTGCCCCAGTCCGACACCTTCTCTTGGCTCCGTACTTTGGACGGTTCCAAGAACCCAACTTTGACATCTTCTTCGGCTGCCGCGAAAGTCCTGGGAGGACTGATTGGCATAAATAATTCGTGGTTCAGATATAGGGGTCATACATCAGATATTGACAATGCAAGTTTAAATGGTGTATATACATTTGGTGCTGAAGCTCAAAATAGTCCAGTTGATGGTTCTGGGAAATGTCTGACATTTGGTAATGGTATAGATGATTATGGACAAATAATAGTAACGTGGGACTCAAGATTAATATATTACCGTGGGAAAATAGGTGCAGCATGGAAACGAATTCAAACAGAATAATAGCATAAGTTGAGAGCTGGGAGGACTTCTGCAAAATGAAAACTATATAAGGATGGCAGAAGGTAGAGGATCTGCAACCTTATATAGGATTGATTTTACAAGGAATTTAAATTTGGTTGTTAAGATTGTTGGTGAAGGTAATTCGGAAGTAGTTGATGACTACTCTATTATCTGTATGCATGGCGGTGGTAATGGGTTATGTATTACGCATAATTCTGGACCGTCATCAATAAGAATGTATAGAGATAATGATTACAATTATTATGTTTACGTGAGTGGATGGGGATACGCTATAGCATATTTTGCCAACCGCATACCGATTTATAATGCCATTTCAGCAACTAAAGTAGATATAGATATTAGTACGCTCACACAGGTAGGAATTTAGACAAGATTTTCTGCCTGTTGGCGATTAATTGGGATTATTGGCGAACCGTATCTTGGGTATAAAAAAACGGGTGGTCCGGTACAAGCCGGTTCCACCCGATCCTGATATGCACAACGCCATGTGCGGTGCAAAGGTAATCCATGTTTCTAAGAAGCCAATACAAAAATTCTAAAATCTCCC